GCGGGGCTTCGGCTGATATTGGAGCCACCCTCTCGGTTCTTTTGCGGCGGTTCGGTCGGGGTTCTTTACCCGTTCCCAGGGTTCGGTTGCTAACCTCTGCCCGGCTATCCCTTTCGGGGCCTTTGCCCGCTGTGCTGTTCTCGCTTCCGCTGTCCCCCTCTGGCTTGCCCCATCTCTGTGCTGCGCTTGCCTTCGTCGGGTTTCGTTGGTCGCTGTCTCAGGTTTGTCAAAGAACCTCTGTCGCCCCTCACCCCTGCCCCGCCTTTTGTTTACCCCCTGTCCCGCCCTTCCATCTATATCATAACATATTGTTTACTATTTGTCAATAGTTTTTACATAAATATTTGACTATTTGTAAAATATTTTTATAGTATTTTGCTGTCTGTAATGATGGCCGGCTTGCAACAAACAAAAATATGAAGTATAGTAAATGCAAAAAAAACAAAAAAGGAGTGCAAGGGAAGGAATGAAGGGACAAGAAGGAACGAAGGGACAAGAAGGAACGAAGGGACAAGTTCACAAAGCAGGCAGGATCAGGGAACGAAAGATCGAGGATGGACAAAGGATCGAGGGGAAACGAGGGATCGAGGGGAAACGAGGGATCGAGGGAAAATAGAACAAAACATTAAAATATTCGGCCCTCGGCTGGCCCTGCTCATGGACGAAAGCAACCTAAACAATACCGAACTGGCGAAGATCGTCGGCCTGTCTCGGTCTATGATCACACTGTATGCTTCCGGGCGACGCAAACCAAGTCTGGAAATTTTACTCAGGATAGCAAAATTTTTCAATGTTTCCGTTGACTGGCTGCTACTTGCCAAAATATTATCACAATATAGCTTAGGTGTCTAAAACAAAAAACCGGGCCTCCCCGCAAATTGGCGGAGAAACCCGGCTCTATAGAGGAGGTTTAGGTTTTACTTTTTCCTGCTCAAAACTGCGAGAATCAAACGGTTTCCCGCACCCTTCACACCGAAACCAAAACNCCGGCCTGTCCATCCCGGCGGCATAGCTGATCATCTGCCATTGGCCCGGGCCGCCGCAGGCGGGGCAGACTATTCTTCGTTTTTTTTAACATTCGCCCACTGTTCNCCGAATTCGTCTTTAAAGGCTCGGAGTGCAGCCTCAATTAATCCTTTAATTTCACCTTCGCTGATATTCAGTCCTGCTTCCTTAGCTCTATCTGCCAACCATAGTGCAGCCATGCTATATTTTTCTTCTCCCTTGCAGTCCTTATATACTTGTTCTGCAAAGCGGACCGCGGTTTCAGCAAGCTCCTGCTTCAAATATAGTTCCGCTTCAATCCGCTGCATCCCCTCCACGCCCAACCGTTTGCGAAGATAAACAACAGCGTAGCCGGCCAGCAAAGTAACAAGGATAATCAAGAGATTTTCAACGATTGCCATCACCAAAGCATCCATTTCCATCGCCTCCGTTCCGTTCTATTTCACGTTTTTTGATCCCGGCTAAAGCCCATAACTCCACTGTTGTAAAGCCAAACCAGGCCCCAATAAGCGCCGTCGGTTCCATGCTAACCTTGTAGAAAATAAAAAGCACCGCTACAGTGAAGGCGGCGTTAAGAAGGATAACTAAAGATACTATCCACTTGGAGAATTTCATTTTATCACTTCCTAGTCAACTAATACTTCTTGTTTGGCATTGTCCCATCCTACCTTATGCCCAAGTGGCTCTAGAATTTGTTTAATTGCTACATAGTTAACATTATCTTTCATAAAACCGTCTATGTAGTGCAATTTACCTTTGATTCTTACCTTTACCTGGCTTTTTTCCTCATATTTAATCCCAAGATAATTTAATATCCCCTTTGCTACTGCCTCGGCCATTTCTTCTTGCTTGTTTTTTTGTATTTCTGCATCTAGTTTGTTTGAAATAAAGCCTAATTCCACTAAAGCAGCAGGCATCCTTGTTAATCTTAATACTGCAAAATTTGCCGTTTTCGTGCCTCTATTGTGACTAAATATCTTTGCATTGATTACGCTATCTTGGATTGCTTTTGCTAGCTTCCCGCCATCTGTGCTTCCAGGATAACTATAGGTTTCTACACCCCTAGCGGATGTGTTAGTAGCCGAATTGCAGTGTATAGATACAAATACATCTGCTTTTGCATTGTTAGCCATGTTGGCTCTTTCGTTTAATTCGATGAACGTATCTGTTGTCCTGCTATATACTACTTCAAGACCGTGTTGTTTCAAAATCTCCCCTATTTTTAGAGTCACCGGCAAAACAATGTTTTTCTCTTGCAGACCATTTCCGACCGCTCCTGGGTCTCTTCCTCCATGGCCAGCATCTAGAAATACTTTTTTCAAGCTATCACCTCCTTACCTCGGCAATGATTGAATATACCAAATTACAAAGCCCCCGAATGTGCCAATTATGGCAAGTATGAGGGCTTTAATCCATCCTGTTAATTCATCTATTTTTGAACAAAGATTTTTTATCTGTTCGCGGAATGCTGCACTATCTTGCTCTATTTTGTCTAGGCGTCTACCATGTTCCCGAAACAATTCATCATGTTCTTGCACCTTTACTTTAATAACAGCATCGTCCATCCCTACACCTCCAACAAAACTACCCAGGCACCATAGTGCGGCACCTGGGCATAAAAAATACACCCTGCTAGGTGTTACATATAATAATCCTAAGACGTCTTAACTCAATTCATTAGCGACCGCATTTTTGTATACCTCATCTTTAATATCTTCTACCCGAATATTACCTGCTTGAACTTGCCTGATTAGCATTTTTAAAAGCAACACATTCATTCATATCAATCCTTCCTGTGATAGAACATACAACTCTAAATCATCAATTCTTTGTTGCAATGCTTCCTTTTCTATTTCTGCTTGTGTTTTTTTTGTTAGTACAAAAGTTTTTGTTTCACCAATTCTGGCGAAGATAACTTTCATATTTTTATGTTCTTCTGTGCTTCCTTCGTTATCTATAATCGTTACTTTATCGAGATTATTCTCAAAAATACTGCTGTCAATAGGACTTTGAGGAATAAAGTTGTTACCGTTTAGCTTCAGGTTCTCTAATTTCGTGCCATCTGCCAGCTCAATCTTATACATAATGCTCCTCCTTTAGTTTTTTAAATAGCATGTTCATATTTCTTCTTTGCTGTTTACTCATGATTTTGTAATTACCACCGAACCATGCTTTATAATAATTGGCAAAATCGTCAACAGTTAATATTTTGGCTAGCTTTTTTAATTTTCTTCGCATACTACTTAACCGCTTCGGATTAATCTTTTTAATAATCCTTCCGGTGTCGGTCAAAGAGTATTGTATTTGCAGAAACCTCCAATACTCCGACAACTTGCATATTCTTGTTTTTCTCTGGTTAACTGTTATGCCAAACTGCCTTGCAACTTCTGTTATTTCTTTTGCCAGATTCTTAAGATATTCCCTGCTTTTATGGATTGTATAGGTATCGTCCATATAACGGCCAAAAAACTTTACACCTTTAACGATCTTAATGTAGTTGTCTACTTTTGAAGGGTAAAATATTCCTGCTACTTGCGCCACCTGATCGCCGATATTCATGTGTTTTTCCATATATTTTTTACCAGTAAGAAGTCTTTTGTCTATCTCCTTATAATCTAAGGAATTAAACACTTTATTTAGGCAATCAGCAAATTCTGCATCGCTCATATAAGATACATCAATTCGTGATTCTTTAAGTATTAAATCTAACAACCAAAGGGCAGTATCATCTGTTACCACTTCCCTAAACATATCCATTAGCTTTTTATGCTGAATATTATCGAAGAATTTAGTATAATCTGTTAGCAATATATAACCTTTATTGCTTCCATTTTTAAGGTAATATCTTCTCAGGTGGGTCTCAAGCCTTTTTCTGGCAAAGCCAATCCCTTTGCCTTTTAGGCTGGCTCCATTATCGTGTATCAAATACCTTCTTATGGAAGGCATTAATACTTCATCACAAAGAGCCTTCTTAACTACCCTATCCCTGATATGGTCTCCGCTTATAACCCTGGTTTTTCCCCTTTCATTTAATATAAACTCATTAGTAGGGGAAAGTTTAAAGGTTCTGTTTTTTAGTTCCTTTTGTAGTTTTACCAGTTCTGTCAATAAGTTCATCTCAAACTTTTGCACCTGCGGTTTCCAATCGCTACCCTTTTTAGC